GCACCTCCGACGTCGAGCCAAGGCCGCAAGTGAGCTACGACTACGGCAATCGCATCGCCAATCGCATCGCGAGCAGCAGGTGGTTTCCTGACTCACAGCGTGTCTTCGGCATAATGGTGTTAGTTGCAGCGCTCGCTCTCGGAGTCGTCTCTTGGGTCGTCAGTAGCCGCTACGAGGCCACCGTTGCCCCCGCGCATCAGTCGGAGACCGGAGCGCTCCTCTGCGGTATCGCGGGGAGCTGCTGAGTCACTCGCGACGATCAAAACCCCGGCCCGGATTGAATTCCGGAGCCGGGGTTTTTTTATGCGCGGCATCCACTTGCAAGGCCTTGGCGGAAATTGGAGTCCGAACGTCGCCGAAGGCCGTGGCGCCACGCAATGCAGTTATTCTAGGCATGAATCTGGTCACCCGCAAGGCGGCCCATTCTGGCAAAGTTCTCGATTGATATGAGGAAGTTGGCGCGATTTTCTTCACCGCCGAAAAATCCCCTTGCGCTCTAGGCCGCACAGGCCTATGTTTCGGATTGCGTGCTTGCAACACGCCACTACCCAAATGGAGTCCACCAATGACCATACCTGAGATCCGGGCAGCGCTCGACGCTGTTGGCGCCACCTCGCTTGATGCCCGCGCGCGCGCGCTCGACATCGCGCGCTCGACCTGTCACTCGATTTTCTCGGACCATCGCAAGCAACGTGGCATCACTGCGCAAGTCCTCTTGCGGATGCTACGGTCGCCGCATCTGCCGGCGAGCGCCCGTGCGGTCGTGGTCGGTTACACGATCGCCAAAGCCAACAATCTCCCAGAGCGATTCCGCAGAAAGTTCGTCGGCAAACTCTACGGCGATATTCAAGCAGCAAACGACAATGGCTGACAGCACGGCCACGAAGTCCGATATCGCGGCCGTTCGTACCGATCTGGCCGCTGTCCGTACTGGTCTCGAACATAAAATCGAAATTGCTGTGCGCGACATGACTATCCGCACCGGCGGAATGGCGGTCGCACTGTTCGCCGCGCTCACGGCTATCAAATATTTCGGGTGACCCTGATGACTGAGGTTAATTTCGAATTTCTAGCGAAGCAGAACGCACGCATTTTGGAAGAGATGCGCAGCATGCGCCAAGAGATGCGCACCGTCCGCGACGAATTGCGAGTCAATTCCGCCATGGTGCAACGTTGTAGCAATGCTGTCTCTGATCAGGTCGAAACGCTCAACGCCATCCATCAATGGATGATCGGTATCAACGAGCGCCTGCGCAAACCAGAAGGACCGAACGGACAATGAACGTCCCCAATCTCGATGCCATGACAGAAGACGAGCTGAGCGAGTTCTCTGGTCACGTTTCCACGTTATCGCAGTATGTCGCCATGAAATGCTTGGCGATGTCTACTCGCAAGGATGGACGCATTGCTGACGCCATCCGCATCGAGGCGCACCTCGAAAAGCTTTATCAGCTACTCCCCAAAGAATGGCGATGGTGAAAACACATGAGCGATGACCTATCTCGTCCGATTGCATACTTCGAAACGCGGACCTTCGAAGCTCCCAATCTCGATGCCATGTCAGTTGAAGAACTGAACAAGTTCTCAGGCTACGCTTCGACCTTGTGTCAGTATGCCTCCCTGAAAGCGACGGCAATGCTCTGGCGCGAACAGGGCCGTGTCGAAGACGCCATGCGCACCGAGAAGCACCTCGAAAAGCTTTATCAGATGCTTCCCGTAGAATGGCGGTGGTAGCTATGGACAAGCTCGCACCTTGGCAACTGGCTTTAATCGGCATGATCGTTGGCGCGGCATTGTTCGCGGCCGGCGGCGCCTTCGTCAAATTCTTCCACCTATGACCGCAACCGAGTCGAACGAAAGCCGAAAGAGGTTTGCGAATGAGCATCCCCGAAGAGCACTCAGAATATGATTCTCATATGCACGATCTGCTGCTGAAAGTCAGCACTGTTTTCGATGGCATCGACGCAATCGATGTCGCCCAGGTAACCGCCCTATGCTGCGCGTGGGCGTGTCACGCGTCATCCCAATTCTCGGATAAACGCAGCCACACGCTTTCCGTGATGATCGAATTCATGCGCACGGAATTCAAGAAGATGGAAACTGGAGACTCTACGTGCCATTGATGGCAATACCAATTGATCGCGGCCACGAGTCGTGTGTCACCCAGCAGTACCATGCCGCGATCAAGGCCCCCGGACTCCAACTCCGGGGGCCACACAACTATTCCATTCTCGTGCCGGTGACACAGTACCATGACTCCGCGCCGAGTACCGCGACCTGCCCATTCGGGCAACCGTTGGTCGCGTGCGAGAAGGCAAACAGCAAGGCGAACGCGATCACAAACATCGCGATCAGGGCGAAGATGATGCGGCCGATCGGATGCATTTGAAAACGGGAGCGACCAATGCCGGTCATGTTAGAAAAACTCTATGACGCATTGCGCGCCGGCAATGTCCCGGATGACAAGGCGCGCGCCGCAGCGGTGGAGGTTGCCGAATTCAGAGATTCGATCGCTGAAATCAAATCGACGCTGCGGCTTCATAGCTGGATGCTGATGACTCAGACCGCGTGCACCTTGGTGCTCATTGGTCTCGTGCTGCGCTTGCATGGACCGGTCCAATGAAACGCACCACCGCGGCCGAGTTCATCCGCCAGACTGGCCCCACCGGGGCGGTCGAGATTTACGTGGTTCGGCCGCGCCAAATACTTCGCGGTGTACTCGACGGCGACTTGAAGGTTGCGCGCTTCGCACAGATCATTGAGCAATCGATCTCTCAGATAGTGGAGAAAAAACAGCCGCCGATCTGTCTGCTATGCGATACCCAGTTTGGCCACTCGCGCCCGCTCCCTGCCGCTTTCGTGATCACAGTGCCATTCCTCTGCGATTGGATCGCGGGTGAAAGCGTGGCAGTTGCGAGCGGCGTGTGCAGGAAGTGCGCAACAGAAAAATCGGACAACGAAATCGGTCAGGGCGCCATGCGGCTGCTCGCGGCGCGCGAGATCCCAACTGGGTCGGCGTGACATGGCCAAGAAGATCACCAAAGCCGAACGTCGCCGTATCGCGGATCAGTATCGCGAGCTGATTGCCGCGCTCGGGCTCTCTCAGATCGCCGCGGCGGAGTTCCTGGGGATCTCGCCACGCCAATCGCGGCGCTGGGCGTTGGGCGAGACCGTGCCGGACGTCCGGGCCGAAATCGTCCTGCGCCTGATGGTCGCGTACGACATCAGCGTGGATACCGTGAACAGACTCCTCAAACGGAAGGATACGAAAAAATGAAAACGCTACTCGCTTATCTGCTTCTCATCTGCATCGGCGCCACCTCGGCAACCGCGCAGCAATCATCCGGCCGCAATACCGCGCGAAGCTTCTATGATGGCAACGGGCATTTTTCTGGCAGCTCGACCACGTACGGCAACTCGACATCTTTTTCAGATCGCAACGGCCACTTTGACGGCAACGCGATCCGCAACTCCGACGGCAGCACCAGCTACTACGATCGCAACGGCCACTTCAGCGGATCGGCGCGGTCGAGATGAAAACAGATTGGACCAAAACCATTGAGGGCATGCCGATGGTGATGGTGCGCGAGTTAATGCTGAATCTACGGCGGTGGCTGCACACACGCGACGATATTGCCAACTTAACCCGCTATCTGATCATCAAGACGGGCCGCCAATATGCTGTCCCGCTGCTCGCGGAACGGGTCACTTGTGACGAACGACGACCGTGCTTGTCATTCGGCGAGACCTACATCTTCGAAATGGTATCCAAAGGACGCGTCGAAATTATCATCAACGGTCAAACATGGTCACCCGCGAAAGTTCGGCGCACCGGAAAAAGGATGACTGACGCGCTAATTGCTGAAGGATTGTTGCGACCAGCTACGGACGAAGATTTGGAACATAGCGGACATTCTGACAAAGACCTATTCGCGCTTACTGACGCCGGCATCAGTCTATGCTGTGCACGCAAGATCAAGCGCTTCGACCGGGCCACCGCCGAACGCTACGTCGCCGAACTGCTCGACCGCGCCGATGCCATCAATGCCAACCCCGATCTTTTGTGCCGTGTGAAACGCATCGTGGCTTACGGCAGTTTCATTAGAAAGGATGCTGACCTGGGTGACATTGATCTGGTCGCCGAACTGGAACGTAAGATCGGCGGCGATGGTCAGCGATATGTCGATGTCAGCGACGCACGCTGCAAGGCCGCTGGCCTAGATCCTTATAACATTTGGGACTATGGCAAGCTTGAAGTTGATCGATTGTTGCGTGCCCGCAAGCGCTATCTACAACTCATCGTCGGGTACAAATATGTCCATCAACAGCTCGCCACGCTCGGTTGCCCTACTCGGCAAATCTATCCGCGCAGGAGATCCAAAATGAAACATTTGAGCTAGGAAAGGCGGTGCACCTCAATCGGGCGGCGTGGGACTCGGTTGTTCCCAGAAAGACATTCTGCGGGACCGCTTTTCCTGCGGACACTCAACCCGTTCAAGAATGTCAACCCACGCAACTTTTCGAAGCATGCGCCGTGAGCACACGGCCGCAGAGCGTGCGGCCGGCATCGCCAACGCTGTTCAACCGTGGCCGGTGAAGCAACCATGAAAGTAAGACCGCCGGAAGAAGAAAACGCGATCACGTGGCTCCTGTTATACATCGGTGCTCATTGGCAAGAACAGTTTATTCCAGAAGATGATTTGAACCAAGCGGTCAACGAATTTTTGCGGATACCAAGATGTCTTCTTTTAATCGATCTGCTGAAGAACAAAAAGCTGAAGTTACACGTGCATGATAGGGCGACAAAAGATCGAACCGGTTGCTGGCTGTCAATCAGTAGAGAAGGATGAATTGCGATGGATGCCCGCACCGCCGCCGTACTGAGCCAGGAGCTTTGCGAGAAGATCGCGCCCATCCTCGGCGGCCACGATCCAGCCGTGCAAAGCGCCGCGCTTGCCGATCTCACCGCCATGTGGCTGGCGGGGCATTTCGTGCCCGATAACGTCGCCGGAACCAAACAATTGCGCAAAGAATTGCTGCGCGAGCACGTGAAGCTGATCCGCGATCTCGTTCCGCTCAACGAACAAAAACTGCTCGCCGGTTTGAGGAAACATTAGCGACAAATGACTACCTTGCGGCATCGATGCAAAGCCGTGCTCGACAAACTACAAATGGATGCCATCCTGCGGCAGGGCGATCCAGTCGAGGATCTCGTGGCATTTGTACAGGCAGAGAAGGGCAGAGCAGCGGACGAACGCCTGAAGGATACCATGCCTCTCATTCTCTACTTTGCGAGCGAACGGGATCGTGAGGAGTTCATCGCGCTGGTGCGGGAAGCAAAGCCGAACATGACGGTAAAGAGGATGCCATGACTTCTACGGCGGCCCTCGACGTATCGGCGCCCCGAACACTTGCCATCCCAAAATCAGGAACAACACAAATAGTAGCACGCTGTTGCCGACGAACGTGTATGCGCCGGCCACCACGGCGAAGTGAACGAGCAGCCCAAACACGAACCAGATTAACATGATGATCCAAAACACGAGACCGAGAGTCATGGCATCATCCTCATCGCTCTTAGCTCCAAGGCCAGCATTCCAGATTCTTCAACTCTTCCGATGTGACACCCGGATGCCGCTTGCAATAAAAGTAATCCGCACACTCTCTCAGTTGTTTATCAGATGCTCCGGATTTCCCCATCTCCGCAAAAGTCTTTGCGGCCACCTCGTCGTAGAAGTAAAGAATGCTGTAATAGCCATCCGCACGACACTCATTCACAACAGCCCATCTCTCAGGCAGAATGTCCCAAAGCTTATGTTCTTGCAGACTCATCCGATCATCGTGGTGATGTCGAAGGGTTTGATTGCCCCGGTGCGCGATCGCAAGCCCATCATCATGGCGAGAGCGCTTGCCCCGTCTATCCTGAATCGCGCCTTGTCCTTGTCGAGTTTTCTGTTGCCGGCGGGATCCATCGTGCTGATCGCATTCGAAATATTCCAATTCATCACTGGATTATTTGGATGTATCAGCTTGCGCTCGAAGATTGCCAGCTCCAACGCGTCGATCGCCGGACCCATGTCCCGGAAGCCTTGCCCCCACGGTACCAAGCGCAATCCGTTCCCGCCTCCTCCATTGCCCTCGGTGCTACTGTCTTTGTAGGCCGCCAATCCAACGCGATCGAATTCCCGCAAGAGATCCTCGATGCGCCAACGATCGTAGGCCAAGCCGCGAACGGTGAAACGTTGACACAATTCGGCAATCAGCGTTGCGATCACCTCTGGATTTATGCTTCTTCCGGGCGACGTCCGCAGATGTCCGGCCTTGTGCCATTCCAAATAGCGCAGATTGCCCGAACCGAAATCTCTGTTAGAATGCTCGATCAGCAACTCGACCGGCTTCCAGAAAAACACGCGCGTGCGGCAGGGATCAGTTGCCGAGCCCATCGCCAGCGCCGCCAGATCGATCGTGCTGGCGAGATCGAGCCCCAGATAAATCTGCTCGCCAGCCTGGAATTCGACCGGCCCGCAACACGCCATCCACTCCGCGCGCGAGATCAGCGTCGCCGTCGGCGCGATCCGTTGGTTCAAAAAGAGGTTGCGCACCTTCGGCTCGTGCGATGGCAATCTTATTGCCTGCCTCACCGCCGCTTGCAGATCTTCGCGGTCGCGGAAAATGTCGAGCGCCGGGTTGGCTTTCTTCCACTGCTTCTCATCGTCCAGATCGCAGCCTTCGTCAGCGGCATGCAAATGGCAAATGATTGTTGGATCCAGCTTCGATAAACCGTCATCGACCAAGCGCGAAAAAATATGCTCGGGATCGTTCGATTGCGTCGAGATCGCGATCAGGAGCGGCTCATCGCGCGCGCCGAACGCGGTGTCGAACGCGTCATATAAATCGCGACTTTTAGCTTGTGCCAACTCGTCGTAGATCACGACGCTCGGAAGAAAGCCAAACTTGGTCCCCGCCTCTGCTGACACCGCGCGATAGATCGAACCCGTCAGCTTGCCGATCATCGTCTTTGTTGAGTTGATGATCTCGATCTTTTCGCGCAGCACCGGCTCCAGTTCGACAATCTGCCGCGCGAATTTGAAAATGATACTGGCCTGATCTCTGTCGTTCGCCGCGCTGTAAATTTCGCCATTCGGGATCGCTTGCGGCCCGACCAAATGCGCCAGCGCAAGCGCAGCAATCAAACCGCTCTTGCCGTTCTTGCGAGCTATGCTCAAGATCGCGCGCCGCACCACGCGTCGGCCGTTGACCTGGGGCTCATAAACATCCCGCAGAAATGCTTTTTGCCACGGCGCCAGCTTGAAGGGTTTCCCCTCGCCCTTGCCCGAAGGGACCGTCAGCTTTTCGATGAACTCGATGACCCCAGCCGCGTCGCTCTTTCCGTGCGCGGTTCGCTTAACTCGCGAGAAGTCCGTCAAATTTCGTTGGCGGCCGCGGTTCTCCGATGCCGCTCGTGATACGAGATCGGGACGCGGGAGTAAGTCCGAACTCCGATGCATACCTCACCATTTGCGCAGCGGACCGTTCCGCCAGGGCAATAAGCGGATTGACCCGGTCGAGCTTACCGCGCTTTTCAATCACGAGCCCACGCACTTTGGCAAGCTCCTCCGCTGTGCGCCAGCGTTCGTACGACAAACAATAGGCGGCCAAAGCGTTGATATCGACCAGCGAGAGCAGCCGCATGCGATGCAGCTCGGGCGTGATCCGCCGCCACTCCTCCAACGCGTATCCGCTCAAAAACGTCGGGGGCTCGGGCACGCTCGGAAACATCAATGGCCGTGGCTCATCCGTGTTCGTCGGGTACTTCCCAGGGTTTCCCCGAAGGAGCTTCAACGCCGTCGGAATCGGTCGCGGTCCGCGCGGTCCACCTGCCATCGATTTCTCCTGATTTTAGGCTCTTGCCGGGGAGAACGCGACGCGCGTCGCACCCCGGCAAGTTAACCTTTTCGCCATGCCAAGCCGTGCCCTGCCGCGCCGCGCCTAGCCTGGGCCTGCCGCGCCTTGCCGCAGCCTATTTGCCCTATTTATTTTGTCCCGACAAGCTCAAGCAGGACCCGGCATCGTCCTACTCGCCTCCTATTTCAAACCACAAGTGAAACCATATCGAACCCAGGCCTGACCCCGGCTCAACCCAGGCTCACCTAAAAGCGTTTCCCCGCTCTCTGGACTACCGGACTAGGATCGGACGGCTAAATCGCTTGTAGGATGCTCCCCGTGCCGTTTCCTGTGCCATTCATCGAAGGTCGAGGGTAACCCAACTAGCAGTCGTTCCGCATCTTCTGCCGGACAGCCTTTCTCGCGCAGACAGCGGGCGAGGATCTCGCGTGTGGAACGTACGAACGAAAGCGCCTGCCAATCATCTTTGCCTCTGCTGAAATAATGCCTTTGCAAAATCCACTGCAAATTGTCGGCAGCAAGCGCCCATCGGCCAGATCTTGCGAATTGTCGGTCCATTCACAACCAAAACACGAGAATCGCGATTAAGGCAAGCGCGAGCAGGAGGACGGGAACCACGCGCCGGCCGACCCGCCGCGACGCCAGAACGACAAACCAGGGCCGCCGCTCCCGGCGCGATCTCTTTGCCAAAACCGCTCGATTTTATGCACGTTTGATTTTATTCAACGTTTTCAAGGCGTTCTAACCCAAGATTCCGAAGGCCTTCGGAATCTAGAACGAAGCGGAAACCCCAATGTTACCGGCCGGTCACGGGACAAAAGTCCGAAAAAGATCGTCCAAACCGTCCAACCGTCCAAAACGTAATAAAATCAAATGCTTGCGCGTGTTGGGAATTTTCCGTAGAATAATTTTCTCTTTTTTCAACCCCCAAAAACCGTCGGCCGCCAGGATCGAGG